AAGGATTTAACATGGCAAATATACCAGGCGCAACAAATGCCTTACCAGGAGTATTCACCGACGTAATTACCCAGTCAAGTGGTGTTGCGATCCCTGGAGGTTCCCGTGTCGTAGCTATGATCGGTCAAGGCTCGACTAGCGAAATTCTAGTTTCTCAAGCTTTAGGCAGTGGTCAAGATGGACTCAATGCTACATACACCTCAAGTTCGGGTTCTGATGGCAGACACTTTGCTCTTGCAAATTTTCCAGTAATACAGAACCGTACAACTCTATTTAAGAATGGAGTTCCATTAGTTGGATTAGAGCTAGGCCCAATTGCTGCAAATACAACTTTTAGCTTCAAGTACGATTATCAATTAGACCCAACTACTGGACATATTCTGCTACAAGCAGCACATCTCCAAGATCAAGGTGGTTCTTTCTATACTCCGCTCAGCACAAACGTCGGTTTAGGATCAATTAATAGCTTAACTCTACAAGATAACAATTCTCCTCCTGAGACTTGGACTATCCGTTGTATTTCTGTTCAAAGAAATCCAATGAACCAACCAATTGCTGGAACTGCAAAGTTCTTGGCTTTCGGTTCTGTATCCGGTGCTAAGTTAGATGCAAATGGTAATCCAATTGTTTGGATTGCTAACGGCCAAACTGTAAGCAACGGTGTACTAAGCTTTAATATCACTGAAACTGCCGTATCCAACGTAGTAGTATCTCCATTCCGTGAGGGTGATGCTTTCACTATCATCGTTGCTAGTGGAGTTCTAGTTCGTGGAGACTCTCTCACTGCCACCGTTATCCCGCTACAAAATATCAACAACCCAACTTTAGTTCAGGGCATTTCTGATATCACAAATTTCAGTGGTCCAGCCAGTTTAACCAATAACCTAAGCTTAGGTGGTCAGTTACTATTCGCTAACGGCGCATCTTCTATGATTGCTGTTCAGGCCGCTCCTCCACTACCAAGAAGAACTTCTTACGTAATGGATCCTTCTGTTGATGCTCTATCAACTAACGTAGATGAATTTATCTTTCCATTCCCAATTGGTGTCGCTCCAGATTTGAATGCTAACATTCATTTCTTTGTAACTAATCCAACTACTCAAGTTGAAACTCAGTTACTACCTAATAAGCACCCATATTATACTCTAGGAACCGCCGGAAATCCAACTACAACTCAGTTTGTTTTCAGCGATCTACAACCTCCTTCTGGTTACTCCTTCGGTTATAGCGTTATCCAAAGTTTTGAAACTGTGGTTACTGGGTTTGATGGTTATGTTGGTAGATTGCCTGCTTTCGGCACACAAGCAGTTTTCCATGCTGAGAGTGGAAATTTTGATTCTACTTTCGTTGGCAAATTGCTAAAGATTATTGAATCCAATAATAAAGCAAACATTGGAACTTTCCAGATTACTGGAGTTTCTAATGGTCAACTGAGTATTCAAACCATTACAACAGGTCAGCCGGGATATCCAACTCCATTTCCAAGCTCAACTGGATTCCCAGACTTTGTTTCACAAACGAGCACAGCTTTTGAATTAATTCAAATTTCAACCGGATTACCAGTTGCTGGAAAATCTGGAACTGATGGTACTTTAGTTGCTCTATTGAATACTGCCCAGGGCACTTTAACTAGCACTGCGATAAATTTCAATATTCCTAACTTGATTACCAATTATAGGTTAAAGATTAATGGATCATCTGTTGGGAATGATGGGCTTTATGATATCATTGGATATGATGCATTTACCAATACACTTACATTGCAAATGGCTTTCGTAAGTGAGAGTAATACTAGATACGAAGTTATCGATCCTCTTGATGTCAGCACCTACTTAGTAGTCAACCATAACGTTGTTCCAAACGGATATCAACTAAGAGTTACTATAGTAGACGCAAGAGATGCTTCCTTCTTTGATGCTGGATGGTTAAATGCTCTAGAAGTTCTAGAAACTGTTGAATGTGATATTTTAGTTCCACTACCGAACCAAACTATGTCAGTTATCTTCCAGAATTGCTTAAGCCACTGTATTACAATGAGCAATATCGCTAATAGAAAAGAGCGTGTTTTGTTCATCGGAGCAATTCAAGGGTTGACTCCAGCTAACCTCACTGGTGCACAACCAGCAGCAGTAGAAGATATTGGTGTTCTAGAGGGAATTCAAGGAGATAACATTACCGATATTTTGGCCGGTAACGTTGAAGACCTTGCAAACTACTCTGTATCTAATTCTTATGGCTCAACATTCCGCTGTGTATACTTCTATCCAGATCAGATTGTTGTTCAAGCAGGAGCTGAAAATGTCTTGGTTGACGGCTTCTACATCGCAGCCGCTGCAGCAGGTTATGCAAACGCAGATTTAGCTCTACAGAATCCATTTACCAATAAGGTATTTAGCGGATTTACTATCTTGAGAAACAAGACCTTCTCTTCACTAACTCTAACTCAACTAGCAGAAGCTGGTGTAACAACATTACAACCAGTAGCAGGTGGTGGAAGGGTTGTTTGGGGTATCACAACCAGCCAGTCTGGATTCCCAGAAGAACAAGAAATCTCTATTGTCTTCATCAGAGATAGAGTTGCCAAGGTTCTACGTGCTGGATTTGCTGGATTTATCGGTACTCCAGAAAGAGTCGATACAGCAACTCAGTTGAGCACAGAAGCAGTTATCTTGTTGAATTCTTTGATCTCACAAGGACTCATTACAGCCTTCAGAGGATTAGCAGTTCAGAGAGACTCAGTAGATCCTCGTCAGTGGAATGTTGCAGTAAGTGTACAGCCAGTTTACCCAATTAACTGGATCTATATTAAGGTAACAGTTACTAATTTGGGAGCTTGATATATAATATCTTAGGGAGTTAAATAATATGGTTACAGGCTATCCACAAACAGGTTCACTACTTAATCTAGGTGACGGATTTGGTACTAATACTACCAATACTGCAATTTCAACTAACATCTTATTAGCTGTTAGAACTCCAAGCGGTTATCAACCAATTGGTGCAGTTCAATCTATGGCAATCTCTGAGAAGAGAGCAATTAAGATGATTGATGAAGTTGGAACTGATGGTCATATTGATTCTGTACCACACCAATCAACTAACGTATCTGGAACTTGCCAAAGAGTAAGATTCCAAAAGCTAAGAGTAGCAGAAGCTTTTGATAGAGGCTTTTTGCATGTCGCATCTCAAGTTTATCCTTTTGATATTATCATTTTTGATAAACAAAAGTTTCAGGTAAATGCTCAAGTAACTACAATTATCAAGAACGTATGGATCTCTGGTATTGATTATACTTATCAAGTAAGTGATTGGGTAATTACTGACAGCTTAACTTGGGAAGCAGAGCACATTTACAGCACAGTAAACGGTGGCCCCGCTGCTGTTGGTGGACAGAACAACTTGTACAAGCCATTTGGTGGTGCATCCAATCCAAACTGGATTGAATCTCAGACTGATACTGGTGCAGGTGGTAGAAGAGGATCTCTTGATGCTGCTGGTCTAATTGATATTGGATCTGGTCAATATCCAGGTTCTACCGGAATCTTCTAATCCTTTCTAATATCTCAAAACTCTTCATAAAGTACCCTGCTTGATATATAATCATAGCAGGGTATTTATTTTGTGGAGTTAATTATGCCAAAGTTTGATAGTCCAATTGGAAGTAAACAGTTTTCAGGTCCCCCAATGAGGGAATTTAATGTGCCAGATGATAGTGGTTATGATCAACCATCTCCAATGCCACAGCGCCCCCAACGTCATATGCATGAAACGCCTACATTTGATGAAACCTCTATGAGAGAATTCCAGGCTCAAATGCAACCTAATTTCCCGCAACCAGTTAGAGATTTAACTGATGTAGAGAAAGATATTCTAGCTGTTAAAAAGGCCAAGAGAGAGGGCAAAGAACGATTGTCTGATGGCGCTAGAAGACGTATTGAGATATTAATTGGTATGACGCGCCTGTCTAAAGATGTTGAAATTGGTGGGCAGATGTACAAATTACAAACATTAACATCACAAGAGTTGCGAGATGCCGTTGTGGCCACTGCCGAATTCGATGGGTCAGTGCAATTTATCTTTGAAAATCGTAAACAGTTACTAGCTCGTTCACTAGTGGTAGTAGCAGGAGTTCGAATTGAAGAGTTTTTACATTCCTACGATTTAGAGGCTCGTTTAGAGTTCATTGAGCTGATGGACCATGCTCTGCTCCTCCGTCTCTTTACAGAATATAATAATTTAGCTATGGAAGCGCAAAATAAGTATAACCCAAAGACCGAGGAGCAGGTTAAGGAGGTTGTTGACGACTTAAAAAAATAATGAATGAACCGGAGCATCGTTTCATATGGCATCTATGTAAGATGTATCATAAGTTACCGATTGACCCGTTCATTACAGAGATGGACCCGGTTCTAAAATTATGGCTTTATTATAACTGGCTGGGCGACCATCGAGATGATGCGGAACTAGCTAAAAATCACGCATATCTATTGGGGTCATTCTGGAATTCAGAAGCAGTACAACAGCTTATAAATGAT